GCCATGTATTCTTTGGTGTCGGCGATAAGTGTGGCGATTACTGGTGGAAGAAGTCCAGACATTTCACGCCTCCTGAGCAGCGATTACGAGTGAGTTAAATAAAGAATCAAGGCGTGGGATTGAGTTGTCAATACCAGGTTGCATGTAAGGGAATGGGCGAGTCGTGTAGTAAGGCCAACGACCTGATCCATGAAACCCAAGTTCAATGCGTCGTCCGTAGACAATGTGAGGACCGGTCTGTGATTCCCATTTTCCTGGACCTAATTTCCTAGCACCATCTGAATAGATGCTGTTCATTAGGTTTCCAGTGCGACGAGTTGGAACAGGCCATGCGTTTGAGTGCCATGAGTCAATGCCTTTGGCGTCAGCACCAGTTCTAAAGATTTTCTTGGATTCACGCTTGATTACTTCTGCGCCTTCAAGAACGAACATGCGAGCTGCTTCATCAACACGGACAATCATGCTGTCTATTGACTTATCAAAATTAGGTATGCCAGTTACAATCTCAGCCACGCTGAACCTCGTTAATTACCCCGTCTATTGCTATAAGCCAATCAGTTACGTGCCGAGGCTGATTGAGGAAATCCTCATGTGATCCACCTAGTTTTTCTCTAAAGCGGTATTCACGAAACAGGTTTATTACCTCTAAGTCAACTTCTGCGTCTTGGCCTTTTAACGATGCCTCCAGCCGTGCTAGTCGGCGGTAGGGGCTTTTGGGTCAGGGTCTGGCGAGAAGTCTGGTCGCTTGTTGTATTCCTCAGCACAAGCGTTAGCCAGTTCATCAAATACAGCTTTAGGAAGGTCAAGCGCAGATTCAGTCGTAGGAAGGTCGCCTAATGACCAAGACTTCACCATGCCAACAATAAGAGCTGCCTGATAGCCATCTAAGTTTGCTTGGTCCTCGTCGCTAATTTCGGCAAAGATAGACCAAGTCTCAGGCTTTGAATCATCAAAACCCAAGTTGTTTAGTTTGGCTGCTGAACCTGCGGCCTTCATAAATGCTCGGCTAATCATGCGGTTTGTACGCTCGCTGATTTCGTCAGTACTAAACAGAATTGCTGACTGTCCGTTTGGAAGGTTTATTGCTGGCATTGTTTCCCCTTTGGGTTATTTAGTAGGCGGTTGAAGTTGCGTTAACGATGTTGGCTTGGATTGGTGAGTAACCAGTCGTAGCGTCAGTAGCGTCAGCGTTAGCAGTAAACTCTACCTCAACTTCGGTGTAAGCCTTGCCTCGTGTGCGCTTTACGTTCTGGAACTGAGCCTGTGTCATTGTGAATGAAACGCTGTATTGCGTTCCACCTGATGAGTCGTTAGGGTCAGTAAACGTAATGACGAGTGCCTGTGGGCTTCGTGTCAATGCAGTTGCGCCTGATCCAGTTGACCAAGGGTCTGTCAAAGAGTTAACTACGGCGGTGAACTTACCAGTCACTTCAATAGGACCAGCAAAGTTCTGGTATGGAGCCTGTGCGCCCATTGTGAAGATAGGTGCTGTCTTGCGAGCAAGGGTCAGCGTTCCGTCCTGAATGTAGGTGTAAGTCGTTCCAGCAACTGTGATAGTTGTGTCCCACGCAGGAATCATGTGAACCGTTGAAAGGCTTGGTGAGCTGAATGGTGCTGTTGCTGATGTACCCGATGTGTATGGGTTGGTGAAGAACTTAACTGTTGACTCTGCTGCGGCTTCTGCACCGAACGAGATTTCAAGTTGGTCAGCCTGTGCGCCAAGAAGGGTGAAGTAGTTAGCACCGTCAAAGTCCATAATCGAGTAAGACTGTGGCTGTGAACCGATAGAAGCGTTGTTAAGAAGCTTGATGTTGTGCGTGTATGGTCCTGCACCTGTAACGGTGTCGGTTCCACCAAGAACGGCTTTAACTAGGTTAGGGAAGGTGTCAGCAAAGAGGTAGAACTTAGCGTCGTACTCGTCGTGACGTACACCCTGAACTTGGTCGTACACCATAACTGGTGATCCACGCAGAGCCTCGTCTCTAAGAAAAGTCTGCATAGGTGTCACTTGAGGAGCTGTGACCGGAATGTAAACCGGTGTTCCTCCTGAGTTGAGTGTTCCTCGTGTTACCTCAGGCATGATTCCGAGGTAACTATTAGCAACTAAATAGGCGGCCATTATTGAGGCTCACTTTCTGATTGGGTAGGGGTTGATTCAGGTTCTGGTGTAGCGTCGGCTACAGGGGCTTCTGGAGCCTTCTGTGAGCCATTTACAGACACCCAGAGTGTGTCAGGAGCAGTGTCAATGTTGTATGTCTGCCCTGGTTCAGCAACTACTACGTTGCCATCGGAGTCTAATGTGTCGGTATAAACCGTTGTGTAAAAACCGGTGTATTTGTATTGGGTCATGTGTCCACCTCTTCGAGTACGGTGACTCTGATAGTTGAGAATGTTTGAGTTACTTCTTGCGCCCCACCAAGTAGAACTGGTAGGTCTGATTCAATGAGGATGTCTGGGCCTTTGCCACCGACTCCTGCTTCTCCCCATTGCCACACATTGTTCTGTGTGTTCTGGGGTGCGCCAGCTGTACGGTTAGCACGGATGGCAGATACAAACGAGTCTAGGAATGTCTCGTTGCCCATAGCAGCAACCTCGGCTTGGCCTTGGATGCTTCGGTAGTAGCAAGAGAACACGAACTCGTAGGTTACAAACTTACGCCCGTTATTCGCCCCACCGTATGCCACTCGCTGTTCGCTCTGACGCTCAATGAACGTAAAGACGATTGCGCCTTGGAACTGGTTAGGCGTTTGTCCTGGATAGAACGCACCCTCTGGCGTAATCTTCGGAGGGAATGTGTAGATAGTTGTAAGACCGGTGATGTCTGCGTTCGATAAGTATTCGACAACTTGGTCTCGAACGACCTGTCTTGACATTAGACACGACCCCAGATGTTGCGGAAGGTGTCGAGTAGGTCATAGGCAGCTGCGTGGTGAGCCTCTGAAGCGGTGATAGGGCCACCTGCTCCGGCTGCTGCTGCGCCTGAAAGTGTGAACGCACCTGATCCACGCTCTTCCACCATAGATACAACGAAGTGAATAGTTGCTTCTTTGACGGCGGTGAGGTTAGGTGAGGCTACTGAGCAACCTGCGATGTGTGGATACTTAGTCGGCCTAGCGAGGGTAACAATGTCGCCATCGTCAGGCACGAAGTTTGAAGCTACGGTAACTGTCTCGGTGTTAGCGCCATCCCAGATAATGAGTGATGAGTTGGCGTAGATACCGGTGTTCTTAGTTACGGTGATTGAAGTAGCACCCTTAGTAATCGGGTCCATGTTCAGAGCGTTAGGGAAACCGTTGACGTAGACGTACTGGCAAGCGTATTCGTTGCCGTACTGTGCGCTTGGGAACATTGAAGTCCCGAACTGGTAGGTCGTTGACTGTCCTGGGTTCCAGTTGGTGTTGACAATGAACTGGTAGCGCTCGATTTGAGTGTTGTTGTTGGTCAGGGTAATTGGAGTCTGACCACCGACAGGGCCTGAAGCAGCGTAGGAGAAGGAGCGTAGTTCCAATACAGGCCAGCCGTAGGGGTGGACAATGAACTGTCCTCGGCGGTTAATTGAGGCTCGTCCGTTTTCGGTGTTGACCGTTGCAGACAATGAGGCCAATGCTCCAGCAGCGTAAGCGTCTACCTTGGCTGATGCTTGGTAGATAAGTTGAGCCAGAGCTGCGTCTTGTGAGTTGACGCTGGTGTTTGGAATGAGGTTGGTGAAGTCAAGGCTCGCTGCAATAGGTGAGTTCTTAATGTCCTGAATTGTGACATACGGAACTGTGTCGTTTTCGTCTAATACCCAAGGTGCAACAATGGTCATGATTCGCTCTCCGGCGTTAGTTCGGTGCAACCGCATTTACCGCACTTGTCTCGAAAGACATTTACGAAGGCGCACTCGTTACAGATGAATCCCTTGGCATTTCTGAATGTAATTCCAGCCACTGCAAAGTCTCCTGACGATACAAGTTTCTTAGCGGTGTCTTGGTCAGCGTGGAATGTACCGTCCTTCTGTTGGTTAAGGGTCTTGCCCTCAAAGTCAACAGTCTTTAGGTTCTTGTCTGATCCAATAATTCTCATGCGTTCCCTTTGCGAATAGAGCGAGGAGTCAGGCTGGACGAAGGGGAACATCCAGCCCGACTCAACTCGCTAATTGCTAAGCAGTAATGCCTAGCGACTTACAGGACTACAGAGTTGTAGTGATTCCTGTGAGGATTCCATCGAAACCAGGTGTGTGGAACACGAAAGTTCCGTACTGGTATGTGGAGAGGTCCCACGACATGCCAATTTGGGGCCAAGAAATCGTCGTAAGATCTATGACGTTATCGATTGTGGCCGTTCCTGGTACGCCTGAAACTGGTGAAGGAAGTGTGGTTGAGTGAGCAATCACAACACCTTCTGGAATGAATGGGTGAGCAACGATGTTCAGTGCTGGTCCACCTACTGGTGAGGTGATTCCTGTTACTGCACCACCAACGATGATTCCGTCATCGCCAGTCATGTAGTTAGCACGGTATGAAGTTGCTGAACCCTGCTGCTGAATCTCAGCGAGCAATGCAGCCTGGATACGACCAGAAGTGTAAAGCGTTCCTGGTTGCGCACGGTTAGTTTCCCACATCTCTACGAGCATTGTGTTGATTTCACCGAATGGAGTACCAGCGTTAAGAGGGCCGTTGATTGCCTTCTTGTAACCAGCAGTTCCAGCAGTAGCGCCGTTACCAAGGAGTGATGAAATCATTCCTGTGTATCCAGCGGTTCCTAGTGCTGTTCCACCGAACTGGTAAGCAGGTGATGATCCGTTGTCTGCTGAAGTTGATGGAAGTGCAAGTGCAGAAGCCCAGATAACTGGTGATGCGCCTGCAGCTGTGCTTGTGGTGCGTCCAACGTAGTGTGCGCTTGATGTTGTGTCTGTGAGGTAGACGTTTACGCCTACTGCTCCAACTGGAACAACTGCAAGTGTCACGTTTACTGACTCAAGAGCAGTAGTTGTTGTTACGTTTGCACCAGCAACACCCTGTGATTCTCCGAATGCCGAAGAAACAGTGACGATTGAAGAGTAGGTTCCTACTGGAAGTCCTGTAGCAGTTCCACCCTCTACAACTGTTGGTGACAATCCTGCGATAGGAAGCACTGCAGATGTTGAGTTCAGAATGTTGTTTTCTTCACCGAGCATGTGTGAGTAAATAGCAGCAGTGTTAGAGAGCTGACGAAGGTCTGTGAAACCCTGAGCAGCGAACTGTGCCTGGTACTCAACTGAGTCGGAAATACCGTTCTCAACGAAAGGCACGACGAGAGCGTCGGCTGAGTATGAGATGGTGTTCGGACGGTTCAGTGTGATGCCGTTGTATGTTGAAGTGTTAGTAGCCGAGTTGAAGAATGTGTTCAAGTTCGGTACGCCACCTGTGCGTGAGTTACTGTAACCAGTAATCTGACGAATCTGAACAGCCTGACCCTGTGCCTTACGGCGTGGAATCGAGTTGCGAAGAGGTGTCATTACAGGTACGAGGAACTCAATGCTGTCCTGGAGGTCGAATGGTGTGAAACCAACGTTTCCAGGGTCGTATGAAAGAGGGTTGCTGTTAGACCAAGGACCAGGGTTCTTGTTTACGTCACCTTCTACTGACTTTGAGAACAAAGCGATTGTCTCTTCTGATGCGCCAGCCTTTGTCAATGCGTCAATAGCAGTTGTGGCAGGTGTAGCAGTCTTGATAACGCCTTCTGTCTTTGAAAAGTTGAGTGCGCCTGCAGCTTTTAGTGCAAGGTTCTCGTTAATCTTTGCGCTTAGTGATGACTTGTAAGCCTCGAAGCGTGCAAGACGCTGTGATGCTGGTAGTCCACCAAAAAGCTGATCAACTGTTGGAGTTGATAGTGCCATGAAAGGCTCCTTTAAGTTAGGGGTTAGTTTTGTTCCGTTGCAGCAAGTTGAGCCTCAAGCTCATCTGCCTTACGATTGTAAAGTTCACGGAGTGATGCGTCGGCTGTAACGGTTCTAGCGTTCTCTCTAGCCTGTTTGATTTCCATGCGTAACTTGGCAGCCTTGGTAATTACTTCACCACGCTTGTCAGGTCGGATGAGTGAAATGTCACTCGGAGCCGCAAAGTTCTTAACAATGTCCATCTCAGCCTTTAGCAGTTGAATCTGCTCTATCGCTTCGCTGTGCGCTGCCTTGATTGCGGTTAATTCGTCGTTCACACCGAGGGCTTTTAGTACCTCAGTCTTGAACTCAGACTTTATTTCGTCAGTAGCGTCTGATGCGCCAACTGCCTTGACTAGGTCGGCTGATACGCCGAGGCCAATGTATGCCATGTCATCTCCTGATTTGTCGTCGTCCCATCCTGTGAATGGAGCTTCGGTTTCGTTTTCTGATGCTTCCCCTGTCCACCAGTCCAAGAACATGGATAGTGAGCAAAGAAGTTCTGTTACGTCGCAGATTTCGTTTTCTTCCCCTGCGAGCATTTCGTCAAGTTCAGCCTTGATAAGAGCAATAAGACCGGCACGAACCGCAATGAGTTCTGCTGGGTCGTGTTCCATGTCGTCTGCCTTAACTAGGTCAGCGTCAGCACCCTTCCAGTTGTCTGGGATGAGGTCTTCCTTGCCTAGAGCCTTAGCACGAGCCTTGATGTGCGCCTTAGCCTTGGCTGGGTCTTTTGCACGACCAAATGCTTGAATAGCGTTCTTTAGGTCTTTGACTGTTTTGATTGGGAATGATCCGTCAGGCATAGCTGCGCCAGATTCTGATGCTGCCTCACGCTCTGCTTCTGTAAACTCACGCTTTTCAACTTCTGCGTCTGTTGACTTGAGTGGGTCGTTTTCTTCTTCGGCTGCAAGTGCTTCGTTAGATGTAGCAGTTGGTGTCTGAATGTCCTCAGAGTCCATAGATGAACCCTTACCGGTTCCACCACAAGCCTCGCAAGCGTGTGTTGATGCACCTTCGTCAGCGCCGGTGTGAACTTCGCCTGTGCCGTTGCAACCTGAGCATGGGAGGTAGAACTCACCAGTGGCTAGGTCAGGAGCGTTGTTTACTTCTTCTGAGTTGTCTTGCATTTCTACTGATTTGGTCATTACGTCACCTACGGTCTTAGCCAACTCGAAAGAGGCTGATGGGTTTGCTGGTCGGTCTACTACTGATACTTCTACGATTTGTCCACCCTTGATTACGCCACGAGGCGCACGAGGGTCGTTCATGTCAACGTATGCGCCCTTGATGCCGATTGAAAAGCCGGTGTAAACGCCTTCTTCAACCTTCATAGCTGCAACTGGGTCAACAATCTTTGCACCGATAGCAAAGCCTGTTCCCTGTGATGTCATTGAAGTTGCCTTGCCTACTGCCTTTGATCCGTCGTGTTGCTCACGGATGTTGCCAATCTCAAACCACTTTGGCATAGCAGTCTTTAACCACTGAGGGTCGCAGATTTGCTCATCGAGGTCGAGTGTGTCGTCGGTGGCTAGTCCCTTGACGTTAAGGTATCCCTTGTCGTCTCGTGATTTCTCTAAGCCGCCGAAGTAGGCATAAGTAATTTCTGACATTGTTTATTCTCCTGTAAGGTCTGTGTAGATGAACTCTGCATCACACAAGCAACTTGGGTGGTCTGGTGGTACTAACTCTGAAATGTCGTGAGGGTTAGCAGAAGCCAACTCAATACATTCCACACATGGGTCTGAATCAGTAATCCAGTTGAACCCGACTGCACCGTTCTCCGAAGCAACATCTTGAGCTGCTAATTGGTAAGCACGGTTTGTTTCTGTTTCTGCAATTATGTCTGCACGGCTTGAGTCGTTGATGATTGCGTCTACTACTGCCGTAATGGTGTCGTGTGCATCACCGTTGGCAACACCGTCACGGATTGCTGTGTAGATACGGTTCTGAGTTGTGTCGTTAATTCCTTTAATCGTGACACCGGCTCGTTGAATCAACTGTTGCGCTCTAGCACCAAGGATTGCGTCTGCGCCTAGGGTCTTAGCCTCGGCTTGCGCTCCTGCATCTAAAGCCACTGTGTAGAGGCTCTGAAGAGTCTTTACGCTTCGTGCGCTGTCGAAGTTGATGTAAGCGTCTACTGCTTGCTTAGCGGCTACTGGGGCATCAAGCATGGTTGAGCTGTTTACTGCGTGTGAGATTGCTGTGCCTACGCCGGTAATGCTTGCTGCGAGTGCTGATTGAATGGCAGTCTTGTGCTTGGAAGCGAGGGCCTTTATGCGGTTCTCGTGGTCGTTCCCCTTAGTAA